TCTTGCCGCTGCTGAATGGATTACCGACCAAAAACGTCCATACGCAACGGCTATTCAGATGATTAGCCCGAAACGTTTGAGTAATCCAAACGGTCAGATGGATGACGCAACACTCAAAGCAGGTATCGAACGTGATAAATATGGTCGACCTGTTGCTTATCACATCATGGAAGCACATCCATACGATTACACTCAAACCGAGAAATTGTTTAAGTGGAAGAAAATCCCTGCTGAAACCAAGTGGGGTCGTAAGCAAATTATTCACATCATTGACCAATTAATGCCCGAACAAGTGCGCGGTGTAAGCGAGATGGTGAGTGTATTGAAGCAAATGCGTATGACTCGTCGTTTCCAAGACGTTGAGTTACAACAGGCCGTCTTGCAGGCAACGTATGCTGCAAGCATTGAAAGTGATTTACCGCCGCAAATGATTACTGAAATTATGGGCGGTAATCCGAACGGTGTGAGCTTTGATATTGCCGCCAAGTCAATGCTTGGCTCTATCCTGCAACATACTGCGACCCGTGATATTCAGTTGGATGGCGCACGAATCCCAGTTCTGCACCCGAATACTAAACTGAACCTGCAACAACTCGGTCAGCCGAGCGGTACTGGTTCTGAGTATGAGCAGTCACTGCTGCGTCATATCGCGGCTGGTCTTGGTGTCAGCTACGAGCAGTTCTCACGCGACTACACCAAAACAAACTATTCCAGCGCACGCGCGAGTATGAATGAAACATTCAAATTTATGCAGTCACGCAAAAAGGCCGTCGCGGATAAATTTGCGACTGAAGTCTACCGCTTATGGTTGGAAGAGCAAATCAATAACGGTTCTGTTCCTTTGCCGAAGGGTAAGACAGCGGCATGGATTTATGAGAATCCAGAAATCTTCGATGCTCTGGCTCAATGCTCATGGATTGGCGCGGCTCGCGGTCAAATCGATGAGATGAAGGAAACACAGGCGGCCATCCTCAAAACCAAGTTTGGTCTCTCAACGCTCGAAATTGAAGCGGCTCGCATGGGCTACGACTGGCGTGAATTGTTGGCGCAACGTAAGCGCGAACAGGAGGAGATTGAACGCTTGGGTATTGTCATTGATGATGGCGCGGAAAAAGCTGTTGTAAACAAAAAATCTTCAAAATCTGGGGAGTCTGTTGATTCCGATGATAAAAAAGGAGATAATTCCGATAACGAAAATTCGAAAGATGGCGAAAATGAGTAATTCAGTACATCCTATTGTTGCGTCTCTTGCCTCACAGCAAACGTTATATCTTGCTGTGCAGCAGGAGGCTGCTGGTAAATTTTTGACCGATTTGAACGTCAACATGACTAACCCAGTGTTGCAAACAGAAGAAGGTCGCGTCGACATGGTTAAACAAACTATGGCTCGAAGTATCGGTGCTTCTGCGGTGGGCGGCGTTACAATGTATGGCAGGATTGGTACAACAGCAGTAATTCCTGTATTCGGCGCATTGATAAATCGATTTAACGCGACTTTTGGTTTTATCACTGGCTACAACTACATCAAAAATGCAATCGCAACTGCATTGGCTGATGAGTCTGTCGATAACATTATCTTGGATATTAACTCTGGTGGTGGTGAAGTCGCTGGTTGTTTTGAAACAGTTGATTACATCAAAGCGGCGCGTTCGCAAAAAGAAATTCATGCCATCGTTGACAGTAATTGCTATTCTGCGGCATACGCGATTGCTTCGGCGTGTACGTCGATTAAAGCTACACCAAGCAGCGGAATCGGTTCTATCGGCGTTGTGGCCATGCACGCAAGTTACGAGAAAGCACTGGAAAAGGAAGGTATTTCTGTAACATTCATCAAAGCTGGTGAACACAAAGTTGACGGCAACCCATACGAAGAATTGACTGATTCTGTAAAAGCGGATATGCAAAAAAGAATTGACGCAACTTATAATAGCTTCGTATCATTAGTGGGTGCGAACCGTTCGCTTGCCGTTGAAGATGTAGTAAAGACGCAGGCGGCGTGTTATACTGCGCAAGATGCAAAATCGATTGGTCTCATCGACGACGTAATTAGCGTCGAAGGGGCTGTTAAGTTAATCACGGAGGGACGTATGTCTAATGAAAATACAGTTCAGGCGGTAAACGAAACCAAAACTGAACAGCAGGCTCAAACGCCTCAAGCCCCTGTTGCCCAAGCCGATGTAAATGCTGAACGCAGCCGCATTCAGAGCATTATCACCGCCGAAGCAGCTACCAAGAACAGCAAATTGGCACATCATCTGGCGTTCAACACCAGCATGAGTGCTGAAGATGCTATTCAGACCCTGAATGCCGCAGCGCAAGATGTTAAAGAGCAACCTGTTGGCCAACAACCAGCCGCTCAACAGCCAGCCGCAGCAGTTAACCTGTTGGCCGACGCAATGGCTCAAACCAAACAGCCTAACGTCGGTGCTGATGCAGGTGATGTGTCTGAAGCAACCAAACTGGCCGCCGACATTGATGTTGTTGCCAGCTTCCTGAAAAACGACCAATAAGGATTTAACCATGTTTGCGAAAAGTGAAAAAATTACAGCGGTTGGCGGTGAGCATATTCCGTTGTTCGCCAAACAAACCCCGTTACCAGTTACTGAAGTGCTTGTTGCAGAACATAACATTGAGCAATACATGCTTGTTGTAGTGACTCCTGCTGGCAAAGTCAAGCAATCCGCTGCGGACTTGTTTCAGCTCTTGTCTGGTGGCAATCGTCTCGGTGTCATTGCGTATCCTGCAAAAGCAAATGAGCCTGTTTCCACATATGTACATGGCACATTTAATATCAACGCAATTAAATACCCGAATGGTTTGTTTCAGAAGACAAATCCAACTAAACAGGAAATGCTGACTGTGTTGAAAAACATTGCTTCACCAGTAATCTTCTTCGAAGATTGTGAAACAAACCCAGTACAACGTACTTAAGAAAGGTTAATTATGCCAAATGCACAAACTTTAACGGAGACCCTGATTCAAGGCGGCTTGATTCGCAAGCTGGAAGCTCCGAAATCCTTCTACCGCGCCCTGTTCGGTAACACTTTCTTGGCCAAATCCGACGTGATTATCTTTGACGACGTGTTCGAAGATTATCGTGGTATCGCCAAATTCGTTGCCCCTAACGTGGTAAGTAAGGTCAACCAAAACAAAAACTTCGATGTGAAATCTTTCCGTCCTGCGTACGCTAAGGAAAAAGACTCCATCGACGCATGGGACGAACGTCTGCAACATCGCGTAGCTGGTGAACAACTGTTCGGTAGCATGACTCCTGCTCAACGCGCAATGGCAATTCGCGCCAAGCAAATGCAGATGCACCGCATCAAAATGGCTAACCTGTACGAATTGATGGCTTTCAACGCCTTCTCTCGTGGCGAATTGGCTATTAGCGGTGATGACTACCCAACCACAACCGTAAGCTACTTCCGTGACCCTGCTTTGACAATGAGTACCTTGGGTGCTGACAAATGGACTGCGGCAGGTGTTAACCCATTAACCATCTTGGCTAAGATGTCTGATTTGGTGTATGAAAAATCACACACTTCTGAAGTCGACACCCTGATTATGGGTCGTGGTGCGTGGGCTGCCTTCTATGCCTACTTCTCCGCCAAAGAACGCTCTCATTTGCTCGACCGTAACATTCGTGGTTCTGATTTGACCATGAACCTGTTGCACGTTGGCGATGTACGCGGCGTTGCTATGGTGGCTCGCTTCACAGCCTTGAACGGCACAACCATCGAAGTGTACGTTGACAACCGCAGCTACTTGGGCGCAGACGGCTTGCCGAAACGCTATGTTGCTGACGGCGAAGTTATCGGTTTCGATAGCCGTGAATTTGCAGGTGTGATGGCCTTTGGCGCAATCAAAGACGCAGATGCTGGCTGGGTTGCGACTGAAATGCACCACAAAGAATTCCGCGTTGACGAACCGTCGACTACCTACCTGTTGACCCAATCTGCCCCATTGCCGATTACGCTGACTCCAAACAGCGTGTTCCGCATCGCAGATGTAACTAAATAAGGATGCCCGAAATGTCTGAAACTATCAAAATGGTTAAATTCAAAACCAACGTGTCTTTTGTCGGCAGTGACGGCGTTCTGTACTTCGGTGGTAGCGTTGTTCAGTTGTTTCAAGAAGACTTTGACGGTCAGGTTGAAGTCTGTGAGGAGTTCGGTTTGCCAGCGCCTGAGTTGATTGAAGAAATCGAAGCAGTTGTTGAAGGCGACAAAGAGCCTAAAGGCGAAAAACCTAAAGGCCGTGGTAAGAAAGCTGCTCAACCTGAAGGCGAAAAAGAACCTGAAGGCGAAAAACCTGAAGGCGACGAGTCTGAACTGTAACGCTTCTTAGCAAATAGGTTTCGTGTTAGAATTAACGCGAGACCTATTTTTTTATGGAATAAAGCCATGAGCTACATTGATATTTATGACGATGTTCGAAAACATTGGGAAAGCGACAGTGGTGGTACAAACGCTGCGGCTGCACAGATTTCGTTAAAGGATTTCAAACTGAGCGGTAACTCGCTTAGTGCAACAGTTGGCGGTGTGACAAAGACTGTTGATTTGAGTCCGATTATTCCGAGAATAACACCCGACTTGCATTTGAAATCGGTTACTCCGAGCGCGGATAACAGTAAGCTGATTTTCAAAATCGGCGAAGCTGGTAACACAACACACGACCAAACCGTCGAGATGAATTTCAAAGAGCAGGTCGTTAAGCTGGTTGGTACACCAGCAGCACCGTATAACGACGCAGAACTTAAGCGACGCATTGCAGCACTTGAAACAGCACAACAAACTGGCGGTGGAGGTGGTACAACCTTCAAGGAATTTGAGGCGAAGTATATTCCTAGAGCGACTCTTGGTAATTTTGAAAACAACGAGTTCGTGTCTGTTAATTTCACCAAAACGTTTTCCAAAGTACCTTTTGTGCTTGTTACCATTGACCTTAAAAATGACTCGGCTTCACGTTTTGCATATATAGCAGGTGTCAAAACAACAGGTTTTAAATTCGCTACAAACTACGCGCCTGACGTTAAAGGTATCTGGTATCAAGCCTATGTCGTGGAGTAATAGATGAGTTTCCTTGATATAAAACGCAAAGCTCGCGCCGATTTGCATCATGAGATGGGTGTTCCGTCCAAGCATATTTCGGCGGCGAGCGGTCGCGTGTCTGATTGCCGCGTGCGTGTGCATACCAAGATAAATCTGACTGGCGATATTGACTATCAAGGTTTCGCGGAATTATCCGACGGCGGTGTTCTCGTGCTGTGTACGATTCGTGAAGCCCGTGCGCTTGGATTCAGCGTCGGCGATAAAATCGTCTATGATAGCAAGGAGTATGTGCTGAACACCCGATTGGATGACGATGGAATCTACATCGAGAAGTGGCAGGCCACTCACTTACAGCATCGGGTGAATCATGATTACGATTGACTTGGAAAATCTGGTATCGCTGGAGAAGATGTTCAAGACCTTTCCAGAAAGAACCGCAGAAGCAGCACGCTTGGCTATCAATCAGACGGCCAAGCGTGAGGCGTTATCGCGCGTTCGACAGGATATGCGCAAGCAAATCAACTGGAAAGCATCGTATCTGAATGACCCTGATAAGACAGGTGTTGCGAAATATGCAACAAAAGGCTCGCTCGTTGCCGCAAGTTACGCCCGTGACCAGCCAACGATGCTTAATAGGTTTCGCCCTAACCCGAACACCATGCCGTCAAAAACGACAAGTGGGGTTAAAGTAAAGGTCAAGCCGACATCCACGAAGGTGATGAAACACGCATTTGTTCACCAGTTCAGAAAATCTGGTAATATCGGTATTCTTACGAGAACAAAAGGCGGTGGTTCAACACCTCCTAGCGGCATTACTCACGGCGGTGGTCGCTATATTCAGTCTATGCGTGCATGGCTGTTGTATGCGCCATCCGTAGACCAAGTGATGTGGGATACCGCAAAACGCAATCAAGCCCGAATCGCAAAATATCTCGAAGTCGAGTTCTTGCGACAATTCAACAGATTGGAAAAATTATGAAAGAGCATATCCGTTTAACAGCACTCAAAAAATTATGCGCCTTGCTTGAGCAGGAAACTGGTGTACGCGTCTATCGTGGTCGTCAGGTAATCGGCGCAGACGTTACGCTACCATGTATTGTCATCAACGAAACAATTCGTGCTGGTAACAGCAACACTGGTGCGGACGAAGGCAGGACTGTGCGCAATGACCGTGTGGACTTCCTGCTGTCGGGTTATGTAGATGTTGAGAACGTTGAACACCCTATCGACGTGGCCTATGAGCAGATTGCTAAAATCGAGCAGGCGTTCAATAAAATCCACGCTATTGATGGCGGTCGTTTCGGTGGTGCTAAGTACAAAGAGTGGTATAATCTCGGCGGCTTAGTGAGCAACTTCAAATACGATTCTCCTGTTTGCCATAACCCTCCTGATGAGGTACAATCGAAATCGTATTTTTATATCTACTTTTCATTCAGCGTTGCGTATGATAATTCAAATCCGTATGCTGAACTTGATTAATTAACTAAAGAAAGAAAGGGTAGCAAAATGGCTATTACACGCGGCGCAACCAAAGCCTTAGTGCTGGCAAATGGACGCATCGAGTTCAATCAGTTTCCCATCGTAAATGGTGTGGAACGCCAAGCTGACGCTAAGGGCTTCCGTTACTTGGGTTCGTCCAAAGAATTGAACCTGACCCAAGAGAACGAAACTCTGGAACACAAATCATCCGAGTGCGGCTTCAACACAACCGACGAAGAAATCATTATCTCTTCCAAGTTGACTGGTAGCTTCACACTGGACAACATCAACACCGAAAACTTGGCAATGTTCTTCGCTGGTGAAGTTAACGCTCAAACCCAAGTTGCCGCCACTGGCAAAAAAGACACACTGAAGGTTTACCCTTCTCTGGGCTACCGCTTGGGTACAAGTAAAGAAAACCCGAACGGCGTGTTCGCTGCTACCATCACCAAGATTGAAGTGTTTGCTGACGAAGCCAAAGCCAAAGCAGGTACTCCAGTTGCAGCTACTCTGGTGGAAGGTGTGGACTACGAGTACACTCCTGAAACTGGTTTCCTGATGATTGGTGATACCGCCAGCACTACCAAAATTAAGGCCGAAGGCTCTTGGGTTGTTGTGACTTACGACCTGAAAAAAGCGGCTCGTGATGTCATCATCTCCAAAGGTCAATCTATCGTTGGTGAATTCCTGTTCCGCGGCTGTAACGCGAAAGGTGAAAACCGTCAATACTGGATGCCGAAAGTGCGTTTGTCTCCTAACGGCGATTTCGCATTGAAAGGCGGTGAAGAATGGTCTAGCATGGCATTCAACATTACCGCTCTGGAATCCGAAGGCGCAGGCTCTATGCTGTACATTAACGGTCAACCGACTACATTGGTATAAGCATTAATGTTGCATGAAACATGGCGAAGTGATATAGTCCGCTTTGCCATGTTTTTTTTTTTTGAGGTAAATTACATCTCGTCTTTTGTCTGCAAGTAAGCACGAACCAACAAAGGAAGTTCACGGCGTGACCGTCCGTGGTTTGAATTTTGCCGATTTGTCTGCTCAATGGCAGTCTAACGGCGTGCGCTTGATGGAAGCATTTGACGAAGTGATGGCTAAATCCAAAGGCTCTGAAGACCTGATGGATGTTGCCAACAGCATTATCAAATATGCTCCTGATTTAGCGCGTGCTGCGTTCCTGTCAGCCATTAACGACAAGGGTGAAAAACACCCCGTCGGCGATGAAGAACTTACTGCTGCGCAAATCTGGGATACTCGCATGGGTATCGGCAAGCAGATGGATATTGTGATTGCAATCATCGACTTGACGATGAATGAATCCGACAATTTAAAAAAAAGACTGCTGGCAGCACTGGACAAACCAACCATCCAGAAAATGCTGGCGGAGAAGGCGACTTCGGAGAAGTAGACCCTTACCATCCATTCGAATCCTTCATGTTAAGTCTAAGGCGAGATGTGAGTATCTGTTTAGCAAACGGACACTCGCAGGCTCGCCTTTATTCGCTTATAATGTTACGCAATGAGGCGGAGTTAATACGCGAACGCCGTCGTCAGGATTTTGTTTTATACGGAACTCTGACAAAAATGATTTTTGACGCAAGTAATACTGATATTAAGCAGGATGCGTTAAAAGAGTTGAACGCAGCATTACGAGATATGCTCAATCATATAGGAACTGGTCATTATGGCTGAAAATCGCTCAGTTGAATTAGAAATCCGCGCACAGGATTACAGTGGTAAAACCATCAACGACGTGCGCAAGAACATTAAGGGTCTGAAAGACGACCTGAACGAACAGGCAAAGTCGGCTGCAAAGGGTAAGGCCGACTTTAAAGCCTATGAAGCCAGTCTGAAAGGATTGGCTTCTGCTGCGACTAAACTTACCGAGTTACAAACAATGCTTGGTAAGTTGTCTAAACTCGCCGATAACGTGGCATCAAGTGCTGAACGCGCCAAAGACGCGAGTGATGCGTATGACGACTTCGCCAACAAAATCAGCGCACTCGGCGTGCCGACTAAAGCGCAGGCCGATAAATTAGCGCGATTGGAAGCTAATCAACTCAAGGCTGCTGAAGCCGCCAAGAAACAGGCTGATGCTTATGAGCGTCAACGCCTTGAGGCTGAAGCGCATGGTTTGGCTACAAACAACATCCAACGCAGTCAAGAGGCTCTGACTAAGACCTACGAGCGCACGCTGCAAACCATTATCGACATGCGCAATGCGCAGGCCGCGCTGCAACGCCAAAATGAAATCACTTCTCGTGCCGCCGACCGACGCAAAGAGTTGCAAGAGCAGATTCGCCTGCAACAAGAATCTCTGAAGTTGGCGCAACAACAAGCAGCCGCCGAAGCAGCACGTCGACGTAATATTCAGAGTCAACGCAATCAGATAAACGCTCAACGCGTATCTATCGCGCAGCAGATTGCTGAAGCCAAAGCAGCGCAACAAGATTCTGTTTCAAAGACAGTCAGTGATGCACTGAATCCATCACGCAGCCATAAAAACGCGATGGCTGACATCACTACGTCTGTACGCAACGCAAGTACTGCAATGCGCAAATCTACGACAGACGTTAAGGCTCTGAGCGATGCAATGGATAAACTCCGCGCGGCTCAGGAAAAACTCAAAGTCGTGGCTGGTAATATTGATTTGTATCGCAAACAATCCGCTGAGTTGGCAAAACTCCGTGCTGCGTATGAATCAACCCGTAACGAACATGCCAAACTGAATGCACGCGTTGGTAGTGGTAATGCAACGTCTCAAGAAATTGCAAGACTGCGCCAGTTGGTAGCCCAATTAAACCAATCTGGCGCGGCCTTCGCGCGTCAAAAAGTTGCGGTTGAACAAACTGCACGCATTCTTGGCGAGGCTGGCGTTAACGTCGATAAACTCACCAAAGCAGAGCAACGTCTGGCCGCAAACGCAGCCCGAACAGCCGCTGCGTCAAAAGCTCTGGACGGTAAGATTAAAGAACTGTCTAAATCAACAGGCTCAACAGCGGAAGCGTTTGACCGCTGGCTTAAGGGTAAACAAGGCATTCTCGTATTCTTGCAACAGGCACGCGGTAAAGTTTTGGCTCTGAGTGCTGCACTGGGTGGCTTGTATCTGGCTCTTGATAAGGTCGTTAAAGACGGTCAGGAAGGTGTTACGCTGAAGATTCGTGCCGAAGTGTTGGCTGATAACTGGGATACAACCGCAGGCGAATTGGAGAAGTATTTCCGCGATACCGCAGAACGCATGGGTTTGGAACTGGGTACAATTATTCAGGATTCGGCTAAACTGTTTGTGGCTGGTAAAGAGGCCAAACTTGACTCGAATACCGTGAAATACATCTTCGAACAGTTCTCTGGCTTCGGTCAATTAATGGGCGCGGATTCCGAAACTCAATCTGGTATCTACAAAGCCCTTGAGCAAATGCTGTCTAAAACGACTGTTCAGGCCGAAGAGTTGAAAGGTCAGTTAGCCGACCGCTTGCCTGCTGCAACCAACCTGTTTGCTAAAGCATTGGGTGTGACAAACGCCGAACTCATGACAATGATGAAGGACGGTAAAGTTCTCGCTGCCGACGTATTGCCTAAAGTGGCTGCGCTGATTGAAGAGACTTATGGTTCAAACATTGAGAAGACCCAGAAGTCTTTGGTGGCTGAACAGTCACGTCTGAACAATGCGTTTAAAGACTGGATGCGTATCATTGCTGACGCAGGTGTCATGGAGAACTTCACTACTCTTCTGCGTGAAGTGCGTGACTTCTTCCGCTCCGACGAAGCGAAACAATGGGCTGAAGCAATCGCAAAGGCATTGAATGTCGCTATTGATGCGCTGCGCTGGGCGGTTAAACACGCCAACGAATTGGTTATCGCCTTCGGTGCGTTACTGACAATCGGCGCGGCTCAAATGTTCGTAGCACTCGCTGCGACTATGCGCACGTTCGGGCTGGGTTTGAAAGCCGCAGGTACGGCCATTACAAACTTCGCCGTCAAGATGGGTTTGATTGCCAAAGTAGCACCTTCTGTTGGCACTGGATTGGGTGGCGCGGCTGCCGCTGGTGGTCGATTGGGCTTACTCGTTGCCCCAATCTCACGCCTGATTGGTGTGCTGACTTCCGCCGCTAAGATTGCCGTCGGACTGTATAAGTCATTCATCGTGTTCGAGGTCGTCAGCGCAATCTTCGAAGGTATTGTGCGCGGTATTAACCGATTGAGCGGTGAGTCTGAAGACGCTGTATCTGGTATGCAGATGCTGTCTGATGTATTGTGGCTGATTTCAGAAGCCTTCGGTATTATCTCCGAAGCCATTGGCGTATTGGTTAAAGGCATTGCTGATTTCGTTGCCGATGCGGTTGAGTTGATTGGCTCATTCTTTGTCGATACAACCAAAGAATCCAACAAGAGTGCTAAAGAGTTTGAAAGCGGTTGGACTGGCGCAATTCGCTTTGTTGCGCGACTGATTGACGCATTGACCGCTACGTTTAAGTCAACATTCCTCTATCTGGGTGGTCTCGCCGACTACGTTGTTAAGAAATTCAAGGGTATTGAAGCAAGCCTTCCAGATGCCGACCAAATTAACTTGGACGTGTCGCTGGAGGTTAATGAGAATGGTGTTGAAGCCAAACTCAATAAACGCCTTGAGGAGATGCGTAAAAACATCGCCGACACTGACAACGACATCACTCAAAAGACTGCACTGGAAGCGGCAAACCGAGCCGCTAATGATGCTGCTAAAAAGGCTGAAGAAGCGAAGGCTCTCGACGAGAAGGTCAACAAGGCTCGCGAGAAGGCTGAACAGGCTCGCCAACGCGCAGAAGAAGCCGCTCTTAAACGCCTTGAGAAAGAATTGTCTTATGAGAAGATGATTCAGAAACTCATTGATTACCGCGAAGGCCGTCTGAAAGATGACCCGATGAAGGGTTACAACAATCTCGGCGACTGGTACTTGGGCGAACGTCAAAAAGTTAAATCGAAATACGCGGCGAACGACCCGTATGAGAATTACTCTTCAGGCGGTTCAAACGGTACGTCCTCCTACGCTGTCGATAAACGCGCTGCTGCCGCTGCTGACTTGGCAACCAAAAAAGCTGCTGCTGACTTCACAGGTCAATGCGCGACTTACGTCAAACGTGCGCTGGCTGCTGTCGATTCTCAAGCCGCTCCGTATATCAAAGGCAATGGTAATCTGACTGCTAAGAACTTGTTGAAATACGGTAAAGGTTGGCAACAAGTGCCTTATTCAGCGAATTATGTTCCACAAAAAGGCGACGTGGTTAGCTGGGGTGCTATCAAAGGTCATCCATACGGCCATACTTCTATCTATAACGGTAAGGAGTGGGTATCTGATACCAAGCAAGGTAAATATGGTATTGATGCCAAAACAGGCGCGTCTTCGCGTGCTTACTTGGCAGAAATGGCTCGTAATCCGAACTACAAACCAACGATTGTGCGTTTGAGCGGTGGTAACTCCGTAACGATTACAGGTTCTACTGGCTCAGTCAGCCATAATACGGCGGCTGACAGCAAAGTGCTTGATTTCTATAAGGCTCAAGAGGAACGCTGGAAAAAAGACAAAGCCTTAACTAAACAGCAGAAAGACGACGATTCAGCATTCGACAAAGCCGAATCTTTGGTTGAAAAAGTGACTGAAGAGGCTCGTGAAGCAATCCGCGAGATGTATAAGGCAATGGGTGTGAACGGCGTTGAGGGTTTGATTAACCGCGACCCATCAACCCTGTCTGTTGACCTGTCTGGCTCTACGCTGAACGAGATTATCGACGGCTTCAAGAACATCATTCAACCTGATAATGACAAACAGGTTAAACAGATGCTTGAGGTTCTTACTCTGGAATATGCCCAAAGTAAGAACGTCAGCCGTAAAGAGGCTCTTGCTTGGTCTAAACAGCTTGAACCGCAACTGGCTAAATACGCTGAATTGCAAGCGCAGAAAGCTCTCGGCGAACAAGTCGATGCCTTCCTCGATTCGCTTGAGAAGAAACGCAACGATATTGAGAAGGAACGCGCAAACAGCGCGGAATATCTCGGCAGTGCGGTATCGCGCGGTGTGATTACTATTGAAGAGGCTCAGGCTAAGATGTCTGAAAGCACTCTGAAATATGTTGAACGCATGACGGATGCCATTAAGAAACTTGATGAGATAATCAATAGCGAAGCGTTCTCCAAACTGTCACCAGAACAGCAAACTGCGATTCTGAATCAGCGTGAACGACTTGGTGCAGAGCAGTCTGATTATCAGTCTAATCCACGCCGTCAGGCTGCAAACTTTGCCGTTGATTCAATGGCAAAACGACTGGATGACTTCTTGCAACGCAAACGTCAGTTCGAAGAATTGCAGGAACAACTCGTCGTAAGCGGTCAGCAATCCATCACTAAGATGGAAGAGAATGTTCAAGCATACTTGAATAACATCGCTCCGCAGATGAAAGAGTTGGTTGCAGACGCTCAAAAAATCATGTCTTCTTTTGGTGATTCGGCGGCATACGCGAACCTTACAAATCTTGTAACAAAGATGAAGGATGTTCGCACCGAAACAACCCATAGTAAGGGCGAAGTCGAGTTGATGAATGCTGCGTACGGCGTGCTTAATGACGGAGCAATGACTGCGTTTGAAGGTATTGCCAGTGGTCTTGCTGGTATCGCAACAGGTGCTGTAAGCAGCCGTGAAGCGTTTGCAAACTTGGGTCAGGCGATGGCTCAATGGGCGGCGGAGGCTTTACGTCACATGGCGAAAGTGATTATCCAGCAACTTATCAGTCTTGCGATTCAGAAAGCCCTTCAGTCATATTTTGGTGGCGGTGGTTCTGACGTGCAGATGCCAGATACATCGAGCTTCGGTCAATACGCAGCCCTGTTCCATACAGGCGGTGTTGTTGGTCGCGGTAAAGCTGGTGGTAAACGGGTGAATCCGCTTGTTTTCAACGGTGCTGTACGTTATCATAGTGGTGGTATCGCAGGACTCGCACCAAACGAAGTTCCTGCTGTTTTACAGAAAGGTGAGGAGGTAATCACTAAAAATGACCCTCGTCATAGAGATAACGCAAATTCTTCATCATCGAACCAGCAGCAGTTGACTGTTATTAACACCTTCGACCCAGTAGAGGCCATGAACCTCGCTCTGGCATCAAGCAGCGGTAGGAAAGTTCTTATCAAGGCAATGGGTCGAGAGCAACGCGCGGTTAAACGAATTGGTGGGGCTTAGTAGAAAGGAAAAGTAATGGCTGTTGAAATAGGAACAGCCTCCAATGCAAGGGATTTGGTGTCAAAACTCGAAAAGTTTCTGACAACAAATCCCGAATTGGTTCAAGCCAACCAAGCATGGGAGGTTATTAAGGATGGCGATGGTGATAAGGTTGTTGATGTAGATGAGACCTATGACGATATGTACGATGAAGAAGAAGAAGTGAAATTCGGATGGGTATATCGTCGACGTTTCATCGGGCATGGTCTTGATGGTCAGGATACGATTGTTGTACCAATGGCGATGTACGTTAATGAGAAGTACAAAATTACATCTTTATGCGCATGGTATGCTACACAAAATGATATAGCCAAAGAGATTTCTACTTATTTTGCAAAGGTTAAATTTGGAAACATTTTTACAGCAATTCCGTTAAAGAATGAATCAATGAATTATTGGTTCGTCGCAAATGGACGTAGATTTATACTTGTGGTTAAGGTGGAGCAATACTACCTTTCCATGTATTGTGGGTTTATGTTGCAATTTGGGACTGATTTGGAAAATACATATCCTGTGTATATCGGAGGCAGTCATAACAATAACTACGCGCGAATCGGCGATGAAGATGCTGGTACACCAATACATGAAATAAATTTTGATTACGGTGGGTTTCATGACCCGTTCACCAAAGACGATACCGCTGGTTTACAGGGAGATATAAGCTCTTGTTTTTGCAATACCCCAAATGGAGTCGTGGCGATGATTGCTAAAAGCACCGAGTCTCTGGGTGGCGGACGGGATACTGAAAAGTACACGAGTGGTTATATATTACCGTATAGATATATTACGACTGTGAGTGGCTTACATGTAATATACCCAATAGAAATAACAGCAGTGTATAGTTTGCCTGCTACAATTAATACTCACGTTGGTCACTGGCGCGAAGCATCCACTGTCGGCTGGTTGCAAGGTGCTTATTTTGTGAGTGGTTTGAATAACACACCTGAAAAGGAGTTGGTTATTGGGGATAAACGGTATTTGTGTTTTCCGTCGATGCAAAACAGCGACAGCAGTAGCTACAACCGTTGGCTTGCATTATTAATGGAGTAAAATATGGCATTTGTGAAACATGAAGGCACAATCAACACAATGAGCGAGTTTTTGGTTGAAATCAAAAAATATCTGTTACAAAGCGGTATGTTTAACAACGCTGTTGATTTCAACACTTTACCGAAAGTAGTTTTTGACGGTGCTGATATTGGGTTTTCAATAAAACATAAAGAGGGTAAGTGGTTTAACTTTGGGATAAAGAGAACTTACGCTTCCGCTGGGAATATCCTGTCTATTTCAATTTCTCGTGACGGGAACGCCTCTCGTTTATTTTATGACCGCTTTGACTCGATGATGTCGGAATCGTATCCCGCTGCAACAGAATGCGGTAAATACTTATTCCCATTTGTAAACTTGTACGTCACAACGACAAAGACTTTTGTTGCATTTTCTGCTGAAGTAAAGAAGGGTCAATTTGTACATTTCATTGTTGGTAGGCATCCGTCGTACGATAATGGAATTAGTACGATTGGGCGTGACATCGGTGGTGAGTTTGTGTATATAACTTTTATGCCAGATGGTACTAATCCAGCATACGATACACAATCTATTGGTACTTTTTCCAATAGTTACGGTTCAAATAGCAATATGGGTCGCCCTGAAAGATACTTACGTTGTAGAACTGTGCTTTATGACGGTATACCCGCTAGAGCTTGGCTGTCTGGTACTCCAATGCCAAGTTGTGTTGTTTACTATGGACTATCTTGCCCAATCAATATACCGCTAAAAGAAGGCTTGATTGAGATGTATGATATAGAGAATACCAACATCCTATACGGCTCTTCAAAATACAACAACAGGGAGCTTATGAACCCTCATCGATTGACTCTCAGTGTCGCTGACAAGGCAGTTGAAGAGGCTGCCAAACTAATAGACGGTGACGTTGCTAAGGCGGTTGTGAAAGATGCTGAAGTATTTTACAACAACGAAATGTGTACTCTTTCAATCGAAAATATCGAGCCTGTAACAATAATGGGTAATTGGGTTGTTTTCCCACTTGTCACCAAAAGAAAGGACGGTATATTTGAACATTTATGGAGTTCACATATAGGCGTTGGATTTAAATTTAAATAGGATTTGTTATGGCTCAAGCAAACAACGCAGTTATGCTGCGTACCGATATGGACTTATGGCATCACCGCATCATATCTGGTGTCGGTGAAGTATCCGACGTGAATCTCGGTCACATTGTGTCTGAAACAACGACTGAATTAGAAGTCTATAATTCCCATTTGGTTGAACAGACACTCGTCAAAGTTGACCTGATTAACTTGGAGGGAATCTCAGTAGCGGAAGTGACGGGGAAACCTCCAATTAATCTAGCTCCCTTAAGGACGAAGAAAATTGTGCTTGAAGTGTCACTTTACGGCTCAACGAAAATTGACGGTAAAGTTATTCTGCGTTTTGAGAATGGTCAAATAGTAACAATCAACCTGAAAGGCACAAGGGGTTTAATCTGGAACGTCGAGCCTAATTGGGACGAGCCTTTGCGTGAAAAGTTCTCTTACAAAACAGACGTGATTGTCAGCTATAACAAAAATGAACAGCGTCGGGGTTTCATGAGTCAGCCAAGACGCAGCTTCTCCCACATGGCAACACCAAGTTATGCTCTTCTAAGTACAATGCGAAACGTTTTGTACGCAATGCACAATAAACCAATCCTATGCCCAATCTGGTGGCAGCCTATCCGTCTTCGAGAGTCTCTCCTTAAAGGCGCGACACGTCTGAAGTGTGTCGACTTGAGTGGTGTTGATACTTTGCAAGTAGGTGCAACGGTGATACTCTGGAACAATCCGTTTGACTATGAGTTTGGTGTAATTGACAGTATAGATGGGAATGATATTGTGTTGCAAACCTCTCTGGCAAGAACATTTTATGCAACAGCAATCTGTTATCCGTCTGTTGATATTCGATTTGACCCAACGGTTACATCGACAAATTTGGCATCCGCAGTATCATTCATGGACATATCAGCCGACATTATTGGCAAACAAAACAATATTGGTAAACTGAGTGGTGTTGAAGATGGGCTTGAAATGCTGAATGGTGCTGAGGTGCTAACTAAACGCCCAAATTGGTCTGATGAAATTGTCGAGCGTAATCAGTCTGATGTAACTATCATTGACTACGGTTTTGGCTCTAAGGCATGGTTTAACCGTGGTGTACCGAGTATGGCCTCACGTGAGTTGACATTTGTGTCAAGAAGTAGGGTTGAAACAGCATGGTGGCGAAGGTTTATTCAGCGTCAAAAAGGCCAGTTGAAATCGTTCTACGTTCCGACTGAAACAAAAGACCTTGTTGTGGTGAACGACATCCTGTCAACCGTCAACAGGAAAGTTCCCGTACCGAAAGCCATTGTTGTTGAAGACTATCGCGTAAGTTCGATGCTCAAGAAAGCTGACAACAGGAATTTTTTACGAATTCGCACAAAAGATAAGTCATATTTCTTCACAATCGAGCGTATTGAAAAACTTAACGAGAATGCCAGAATCTTCGTTAAAGAGGAAATACCAATCACCATTCTGAAAGAAGATGTTAGTTCGGCGTGCTTTGTCCAACGAATGCGTCTTGCATCCGATGATGTTGAGATTGAGCATATCACCTCGACCACAGCGAAGATAAAATTAACCCTCCAGCAAGTAAAGGAAATTCAAAATGCAAAATAATTATCATGGTTACGAAACATCCGCTGAAAGCGGTACGCCTGTCGAACTCTACGACATCGCCTTCACAGGCGGTGTTTGGACGTTCACAACCGATACTGAAGACGTTACGTTTGAGGGTAAGGTGTACAAGTCAGTTCCGATTAAACGCGGTGAGATTGAGGATACTGGTGACACAACGAAGGCCAACTTGGAAATACGAACGGGGCGCAATACGTCACTTGGTGATGTGTTCAAGGTCACTCCGCCAAGCGAACCAGTTACCGTGACAATTCGCCAGTATCACGCCGAACTTGGATTTATTGCACCAGATTTGATGACTGTGGTAGTATGGAAGGGTCGAATCACCAATGTAGCATGGGAAAATGACGAGATTGTGTTGATAGGTGAAAGCATCTTCTCGTCATTGATGCGCATTGGTGTAACTCGAAAATTCAGCCGTAGCTGCTCCCATGCCCTGTATGGTAAAAACTGCGGTGTAAGAAAGGAAGAGTTTTCAGTCACTGAAGTTGCCAGAAGTGTTGTCGGCACAGTTATCACGTTCAAAAGTGGTAAACCTGATAACTGGTTTGCAGGTGGCTATGTGCAATATAAGAACAGTGAGACAGGTGTGTTGGAACGCCGCCATGTCATTGAATCAACTGGTTCAACAATCACCTTGAGCATTCCCCCATTGGGGCTTGTTTCAGGTAAGACAGAGGTTACAGCCTTTGCTGGTTGCGACCACGCACATACAACGTGTAAGGCCAAGTTCAACAACATCATCAATTATGGCGGTCAGCCGTTTATTCCGATTCAAAACCCTTTCCAATACTCAAACATTTACTAAAAGGACTTCCAATGCCATATCAGTTTATCGTAGCCATTGTGATGATGGTTATTTCGATGGCGATGAGTTATTACTCCGCCAAACGAATGAATAAGGGTAATAACAATTCATCGCCAGCAAACCCAGACATCCCGACCGCAGAAGAAGGAGCTAACATCCCCGTCGTCTTCGGGACGGTACTCATTAAGAATCCGCAAGTAACCGATTATTTTGACCCTAAAACAGAGGAAATTAAATCATGACTATTGTTAAAATTGACGACGTGCTGGTGTGCGGTACATGTCATACGGGTGCTAAATATCTCGCCGACCAATACGGTGTTGATTGGTGGGACTTTCTCCAAAATGGAATTGATGCCTCCAAGCTCGAACATATCGACGACATTAATGTGAAAAACGCTATTGCCGCCGCCAAACAACGTGAAATGAAAGAAGGTAAATAATGGGACGCAAAGCAAAAGCCCAGACGATAGGTTATAAATACTCTCTTGGTATGGTGATGACAATCTGTTACGCACCTATTGATTTTGTGACAGAACTCATTTTTGGTGAGAAGTCAGCTTGGCAAGGTCAATCCAAAGACCGTCGACTTTATATCAACGAGCATGAGCTTTTCGGTGGGGATAAAAAGGAAGGTGGTGTCGCTGGTTCGGTAAATATTCATTCGGGTAAGCCCAACCAGCAAGTAGACCCATATATCGAGCATTTTCGAGGGGAGACCTCCGCACAACGAGGTCTACTCACTATGGTATTTGGCGACGAAGGCTATGTACCAGATAGCGACTATCGGACTATTGATTGGGATAAAAGTACAATCAGCGAGAAGATGTATCAGGGAATCAGTAAATCAATCTCTGAACATCTTAAGCGAATTAGAGGGGATGGTAACTATGTTCCAGATGCCTTTGCGAGAATCAACAATTCCTTGCAAGCATTAAAGATTATCGCTGGTAAGGAAAATGGGGAGCTTACGGACGCGTTACTGCTTGACTATCTCAAAGAAATCTCAGCAGGCAACCGTACTGGTTACGCATTTGAGGACACTGGTAAAGACGGCAGAAACTGGAACAGACCAGAGCGTAGACTGGGTGCGATTCCTCAGTTGAGAGAAAAATACAAAACCAATAGAGGTGTTGCTATGGCGTACACCAAAGCTATTTTCATTGATAGCGTCGCAGGTTTGTATGAGCATGGTAGTTGGCGCGAGAACGGTGAGCATACTATTCGATTCCCAGCGGATGAGTTTTTTGGGCAAGAAGTTCGTGTAAAACTCAAAACCCTCCCTGAATACACTCGTCCGTTCTACTGGGGCAACAGCCCTTATTTCAAATCAACATGGGTTCGTGTGCAAGCAATCAATAGCGGTTGGACTCACGGTTTGTGGTATCCAGAAAAGGCGGCTATTGACGGCGGTGTTGTTGAATATACCAAGGGCGGTAAAAAACTAACTTTCCCTGTTTTGGATATGAACCCTGCTCATATCCTATACAAAACATTAACCAATGGCGATTGGGGCATGGGTTATCATCCTTCCGATATTGACGAAGAGAGTTTCCGTAAGGCTGCTGATAAGCTGTATGATGAAAAGTTCGGGATGTCGATTATTTGGGATAGTGCCAAAACAATCGAAGACTTCAATGCTGAAATCTTGGATACTATCGACGGCGTTATCCGTGTCAACGTAATCACTGGTCGATTTGAATTGTTGCTCATCCGAAACGACTACGCAGTAAGCGAGCTTCCTGTATTGGACGAAAGCTCCATTGTTGAAATCAGCCGCTTCGAACGCTCCTCTTGGGGCGATGGCGCAAATGAAATCGTACTCACATACAAAGACCGCAATGAATCCGACGTTGTTCTTGTGAAACAGAACTTGGCTGCGATTGAAATTCAACGTGGCGTAATTTCATCACCGCAAACTTACAAGGGCGTGCATACCAAGCATATTGCCGAGTTGATTGCCGAGCGTGAGTTGAAATTGACAAGTTCTTCAATCGCGAAAATGTCGATTAAGATTAACCGTCTGAATTACCTGCTCCAAAACGGTGACGTATTCGTCTTGCAGTGGAAAAATTTGGGTATCAAGTCGATGGTTTGCCGAGTGGGTTCTATTGTTCGTGGTGAGTTTGACGACGGTATCATTGAGGTTGAGGCTGTTGAAGATATATTCGGTATCACCAAGTCGTCTTACGAGGTCATTCCCGACGACACTTCGCCTGAGGATGATTTGAACCGAGTTGTTCTGACTGCCGAACCAATCAAGACAATGCGTGTCATGGAAGCGTCGTACCATGACTTGCAAACCGTAACACCTGCCGAGAATCTCAACAGCGTTATTCGACTGGTTGACGGCGGCTCAACATACCCACTGATACTGGCAGAGAAACCATCATTGGCAACAATGAACTATGACCTGTTTGCGTCTAATGGCGGCAGTGCTTTAAAAAAGGTGGCAGATGACGTTTCTTTTAATCCCACTTTCAGACTGGCACAAGACGTTGCGCCTACTTTTGAAACCTTTAGGGTGGATGACTTTAACGGTCGACCTCCTGTTGTTACTGAAGACATGTATATCGTAGTCAATGACGAGTGTATGAGTATTGACGCTATCGAAGATGACGGTACGATTCGGGTTAAACGCGGTATTCTTGACACCCTGCCAGCGTTCCACGTCTACGGTGATATTGGCTATATTGTGACGGTAAGCAATGTTTCCGACCCGAACAACTACGCAGTCGGTTCAACACTGTCATATAAAACGGTAGCGCAGTCGGTAAGCAATTCGACAAACCTTGATGATTCTAAGGAAGTAACTGCTGACCTGATTGGCCGCGCCGCCCGACCTGCACCAGTGAACTCTGTCACAATCAACGAGAATTACTATCCTGAGCAGGTAAGCCGAAGTAAGCCGATTGAGCTTTCATGGAATACACGAAATCGCAAACAGATGATTCCTCAAAACGTGTATTGGGGCAGTGGTTCAGTCACTCCAGAGGAAGGACAAACAACCAGCATTAAGCTGTTCAACCCTAATATCGAAGGCGATGAAGGCTTGATTCAGGAGGTTAAGAACACCGAAGAAACAAGCCACACATTTATCGCGCCTAAGGGTGAGGTTAAATTGGAACTTGGCACATCCGTCCCCGATTTGGTATATCACTATGACTTGTCGAAAAAGCCGCTTGTGCCGCGCGTAGGCTCTAATACCCAGCCAGCCGTTGTTCACGGCACTGGTGAGGTTGACGGTGCTGTCAAAGGCACAAAAGTGCCAGAGTTAGGTGCAGACCACTGGATTGATTTACCATACGACAATGCGCTGAATAGCAATACATTCACTGCAATCGCCCGTTTGAAATTCGGCTCAAACAACATCCCTATCTTCACCATCGGGGAAGTTGAGAGTACCACTAAAACGTTGGGTTATCAACGGTTTGCCTTTGCAGTGTACGATGGCAAACTGGTATTCTGGGTTGGTGATGAGCCGCCTGTTTATTTCAGCAAGGAATTTGACATAAGCAGTCACATTGACGATAAATTCCATGATGTAGCGGTGGCTGTCGATATGGTTGAGTATCGTGTTGAAATGTTTGTCGACGGTGAGAGTGTCGCTGTTGCGGAGAATCCTGTTAAATTCCCATACGACCCTGCTGGTGTTGAGAATTTATTCAGTATCGCCGACGCGATTCATAACACGATTGATGAAACCGACACCATCTACGGTGTACAATCATCGCAACTGGTATCAGATTTCATCGAAGTTTTGCCTAGCACGGCGTATGCGCTTAAATCCGAGATTAATGCCAAACATGAAGACGGTTATCTGTTCTACGCAATCTACGACGCAGATAAAACACTCATCGATGAGGTTGTTGCTGTTGAGGACGGTTCGTCAAATTCAGAGGGTTTAATCGAACGGTCAGCGTCATTCACGACACCAGAAAATGCAAAATACATCAAAGTTGGTTCGAGTTATTTGCAAAATGGTAACGGTCGATTGATGTTTGCCAAGTCGGAAAACATGCCCGACTATAACCTGAAAGCTGGTGATAAGTGGTTGTATGAATTGCCTGCGACTGGAAAGGCTCACTTGGGTGTTCGTCGTCACGCGGGTATTCCCGAATATACCGACAGTGATACGGTAATAAATGACTTCCTGCTGTACGGCAAAGTGCTTGAAGCGACCGAGATAAAAGCCATTTCAGAAGCATTCATCCAACGCCACTGGCCTGAAGCGGTTGGTATTGAGATTGAAACCGAACGGAACAACTTAACATCTTGGCAAAAGTTTAGATGGATTGTTGAAACCACGCTTTTTGACTAGAACTAGAACGAAACATCTAACCTGTGCTATCATAGTTCGGGTTAGATGTTTTTTTTCATTAAGGAACTAAATCAATGAAATCTATAAAACAATGGGTTGTTGTACACTTTGCAACCGAACTCAAAATATTCACAATTTTCATCATGCTCGTAACATTGGGTGTCATGTTGTATGACCGACACATCAATGACACGGTGATGCCAAACTTTTACCAAGTGAGCAAGGATGACTGGTGGTTCTGGTTCATAGCGAACCTTTCGGGTGTTATTATTAATATAACCTTGTTGATAAATACCAAGTGCATTAAATGCAGATTGCTTAGTGATTTAATGTTACAATTATCGGGGTTTCTGATATTACTAATGGGCTGGGCATTTCTCGCAGTGTACCCACCCCTGAATGGGTTCATGGTTGCCTATCCTATCTGGGGTATCCTGATTATTGTTGCAGGTCGTCACATGGGGAAACGTAACCGTCAACAATTAGGATAATAAAATGTGGAACGACATACTCATCTTAAATAAAATAGTAGGTATGGGGGCAGCAGTAATCGCCATACTTTTAGGGGTTTCCATTAAAGAAATCGGGTATCGAGTTTATATCTTGGTGCTTATCAGTGCGGTTCTTAGCACAGCCGCTGTAATTGAGACTTGGATGGAAAATAGCACGATAATGAAATCAGCAACAGTCGGTTGGGTCATCGGCTATATTGCGGATGACGTACTTCTGACAATTAATGCCTTGTTGCCTGATTTTGTAAAAGACCTAGTTGACACCGTTACCAATGGCATTAAACGAAAGTTGGGTAAATGGTTTGGTGTTGACGAAAACGACAAAGACGGATACAATTAAATATACCTAAAGACGGTATATTTTCCTTTGTTTGAGTGGGTTAAACCCCTCCGATTTAAAAGTCGGAGGGGTTATTTTTATTTGTTGCCAGCGGCAACGGCAGCTTCAATTTTCGGAGCAAACATACTGGAGACAGTGCATTTGATGCGCGGACAATCCTTGCGGTCAACAATATCGCCAGTTTGCGGGTTAATGCCTTTACCGCCTTTGCGCATGGTTGCTTTCATGCGGCAAATATCACCAATCAACACGGTCTTACCAGTCAACAGGGCTTCATCCAAAGTCTTGACGAAACTGTTGTATTGGGCGGTAGCTTCGGCCTTGCTCACATTGCTGTTCTTCATCAACATGGCGATGAAGTTTTCTTTATTTACGTTCTTCATTTAGTTTATCCTTAAGTGTGTTGTAAACATTAACAAGTGCGTCTTTCGACGCGGAACACTCATTATACTTGGTAATGGTGTCAAATTGCCATAAATAATTGGCTTTTGCGCTCAAATCTGTAATTTCTTCCAGTTTAGCGCACGGAGCGGCCAAGTTACTTGGTAACGGCGGAAGTGTTAGGTGTGAGATAACGGCTTCGGATTTTGTCATTGAGCAGGCCGATACCAGTAAGCTCGTGGCAATTACCATTAACATAAACACCCGTTTGTAACAGTTTAGCAATTTCATTTCGCTGAACCCTTTCTTCTTTAATTTCGTTGATTATATATTCGCTATGACGAGTAAACTCTTCGTTTAGGTTGGCGGAGAGCGTCTGAGAGAGCTTTTGCGTGTCAGATAATACCTTTGCCATAGCATCGGCCTTACCCTTCGTATACGACGCTTCTACAAGCCCTTCTACGCGATACTTCTCAATCACGCCGCCGATGCACAGAACAAGAATGACTGCGAGGACGATTCCGATGGGTTTTGTGAGGTATTTCATCATTTCATTGCCTCCGCCAATTTAACGTGGTAACGGTTCTTCTCATAACCTGCGCCGTTATACGCGCGTGCGAACGAGCGGCATTTCTCGGCATCGGTCGACAGCATATTGTAGGCAGGCAGAATCTTGGCCACATTCAGGATATAATTCACCAGCAGTTCGTATTGAGCCATCTCGCTACGGCTGCACGCGTGCAGCATCTCGATTGGATGGTTGTAGCCGCATTGTGCATAGTATTCGCCCATCACCTGAAACTTACCGATGGATACGCTCATCAATGCAGCCAGTGGGTCTTTACCGATTGCCAGTGAGAGTTTCTCCCAACTGTCGTTGATGCCGTTGTTGTTCGCATCCATAGTGTAGTCACCAGCCAGAGGGTTGGCGTACCACGCCTTCACGCGGTTGACCGCATTGCGAACATGTTTCCAGAACTTATGGCGTTCGTAGAGGATTTTCGGCAAGCCGCTGTTAAACCAACCACTACCAGCACTTTCAACTTTGGCAATAGCCTTAATGCGCTTGTCATTCACATCACCGAGACGGCGAACCAATGACTTCATTTCGTCTTCGGTGATTGCTTTTGCGTTACGGCAGGTCATGGCGGAGATAAATTCAGCGCGTGAGGATGTTCCCCAGACACCATCGACTTCCAGATTAGTGCCGCAGTTTACGTTCAGCCATGCCTGAATCCACGCAACATCCATATCGCGTGCCATCGCGCGTTGGCTAACGCTCAACAGCGGTGTTTTGTAAGTATTATCCATTTTGAGTATCCTTTTACAAAAGAACCCTCAGTTTACCGCGAAACTGAGGGTTTATCAATTACAGGTCGAAATCAGCCAAGTCTTTGCTATCTACTGACGCGTCAACTTGCCCAATCAGGTATGACGAGATTTCAACCTCCTGCGGCGCAACCTGTACGTTGTCAGATGACAGCCATGCGTTAATCCATGAGATTGGATTCTGCGTCGATTTCGGGAACAACATATCAAGGCCGATGGCACGCATACGCTGATTGGTGATGAATTCAACATAATTGTTCAGGATGTCTTTGTTCAGACCCAGCATAGAGCCGTCTTTGAACAAATAATCAGCCCATTCTTTTTCCTGCTCAACGGCGGTTTCAAAGATTTTCACGATTTCGTCTTTGTTTTCAATCCAGATTTCCGCCATTTCAGGGTCATCTTCGCCAGTTCGCCAGTAGTTGAGGATGGTCTGAGTAACAGACAGGTGTAACGCCTCGTCACGGGCAATGAGCTTGATAATCTTAGCGTTACCCTCCATCAACTCGCGCTCGGCGAAAGCAAACGAGCAGGCGAACGAAACGTAGAAACGGATGGCCTCCAGTACGTTCACGCAGACCATGCACAACATTAAGCGGCGTTTGAGTTCTTTGCGGTTATACTCCATGCCCATGTGCATACGCATCGCGTATTGAATCAGGTCATCATAGTAATCGCCGATTGCTGTTGCGCGGCGCATAATTGCATCGTTAACCATGATGTCGTCTAGCACTGTCGACGGATTCGGATACACGTTGCGGATGATGTGCGTGTAGCTGCGTGAGTGAATGCCTTCGAAGAATACCCATGCGTTGATAAACTCTTCGATTTCAGGCAGCGAGGTCAACGGCAGGAAGGCTACCGACGGACTGCGGCCTTGAATCGAATCGAGAAGGGTTTGGTATTTCAGGTTGCTTGTGAAGATATGCTTCTCGGCATCGCTGAGTTTGCCGAAGTCAATACGGTCGCGCGACAGGTCAATTTCGTCAGGTCGCCAGAAGAAGCTGATTTGTTTTTCGTACATCTTGTCGAAAAACTCGTACTTCTGTTTGTCATAACGCTGCACGTTGATGTTGTTGCCGAGAAACATCGGCTCGGTTGTAGCGTCGTTTACCATTTTCGGAAAAATGGAGTATTGATTATTGGAATTCACGGGAAAGACCTTTCTTTTTATCACGGAGGCGTTGTTTGCGTTTCATAGCCATGTTGTACGCCCGTTGGCAATCATGGCATCGATAAAGGTATTGAATACCGCTCGCATAATTCTCATTTCGTCGGTACGGAAAATTATCTTTGTCGAGTGGGTATTCAACACCGCAATTTTTGCATACACGGAATTTATCCATTTTGGTATTCCTTTTTAATCACGGCCTCCCCATGCTCGTTGAAGATGATATATGCGAGGCGTGCGAGCGGATTCTCGCGTTGGAGCTTGTCGCATTCACGGCGTGCGTTCTTTTCAATTTCAGGCAAGCCTTTATGATTTGCCACTGGTGTCGTGTGAGTCTCAACATACGCCTGCGCGTTGTTGTCGTATTCCATAAAACAGATTTTGCGTTTCATAATAGTCTTTCAGTTATTGATTAATATGTGAGTTTTCGAAGTTTACCGTTTAATTCTTTCAGAGCCATTGCGTAAAGACGGGCTTTGTTATAAGTTTCAAACAGAAAGCCGTCTTTTTGTTTACGCTCAAGGCTTGCTTTTGTGTTGCGAGTACACTTGAGGGATACCACTTTAATTTCGCCAACCGTGAGTTCTGGTAAATAGTAATTATCCCCGACAGTAAGCTCTTCGCCATATGGAACTGGAAACCAAACACCTTCAATCGATAATTGCGTAGGTTTTTGTCGATAGAGCTTATCAGTAGCCCATTCAGGATTCTTTCGCAAAGTTACCCATTTATCAGCTTCTGGGTCGTAAACTTCCCAAAACTTATACGGGGAATCGCTTACAGCAGCGTCTTTTGCATACAGTTCCATTAATTTTGCGTGAATATGTTTGGCCATTTAAATTTTCCTTTTATCAGATTACAAATCAAAACCATTAATAACTTTTTCGTTTAATGCAGTAAGAGCATTGATGTAATTTTCACAGTCTTCCGCGCGTTCAAATATTAGGCCACGTTGATGAAGGTCATCAAACTTCTCAAAATTAGCGCGATGCCTTTTAATTTCCTCAACAGAGAGGCCTTTATTGGAAATTGAGAGTGTATAAAATTTCTGTTCAGCATCAACAGTATTGGACGGACTGTATGGTTTATGAAAACCAGCACCTCCGATAAATACCTTTTTGGGCTGACGCTTGTATTCGCATGATTCACTCCATAGAGGATTGCTCGTACATCGAGTCCAATGTGAATCACATCTGTTTCGTTGAAGCCATAATTCATGCGGCGTTGATGTCGTCATTGCATCTTCGGCGTACAGTTTCATGAGTTCCGCATGCGGATGTTTATTCATTTGAATTTTCCTTTTGTTTATCAAGTAGTGTTAGAACGTAGGCGATTGCCGCATTAATGCGCTTACTCGCTTCCCAGTCGGAGCGTTTGGCTGCGTCATGCAGTTCTGGGGTTAGGATTTCGGGGATAACCGCAGAAAGGTCAACCACAATATCTTCTCCATCATAGTCACTGTCGTTAGCCAACAAAGCCTCGACTGTAATTGATATAAAGTGTCCTTCTTTGCTAAAGTAGTACAGATAACCGCTATGGGATAAATCAATATCATGCTTATTAAGCTGGTCAACTGCCAGACTCAGGCGTTCGATACGAAGCGACATCTCTTTGATATAATCCTCAGTGTATTCAGCATCACAACGCAGTAAGTTATCAACGATAAATGTGGGACTAGCACCCATTTCAAACAGCAGCATACGGAGGTTATCAATGCCTCGCACAATCTCATATAACTTTCTGTGTTGCTCTTCTTTTTTGTCAATATCCATAATTTAAAACTCCTTAAACACATCATAATCTTTTGCTTCTACCACCTTCGATGGTCGGTCAATATATCGTACCCGACCACCTCTGGTATGGGCATAACGTTCACCGAATACAAGCAGCTTAATCTTGCCTGACTTGGTATAACCTAGATGGTTGCAATACATCAAGTAGCGAATCTTTGACTTACTATTCAATGAATGCGTGCATCGCAGAAGGTATTTGCCGTCCCAATAGACTGGTTGTTCTTTACAGATTCTCATGGAGTACCAACTCCCCTTCTTCCTCACCTTCAAGCATGTGTTCAAACACATACGCGATGGATTCTGCTACTTTGCGAACATCTTCAGGTTTTTGGTCGTCGATACACACGTCGAGCAGCGGTTTCAACAAATTCGGCACAATTTCTTCGACGGTTAACACAAACATTTCCCCGTCATACAGCGAGTCCTCACTAAGCAATTCTTCAATCGTACCCCAAGCTACGCCTTCTTCATCACTGAAGTAATAAACGTTTTTGTTATACGGCAAATCAATGGCATTGTCGTATAAGCAATTCAGTGCCGAACGAACGCGTCTGTAATGGTCTTTCCTATTGATTACATCCTCCTCAATGTCGTCTATTGGCATCGTATGTAGGAGTTTGTGAATCAATGTCGCAGGAGCTTTCATGTTAAACATTTTCTCAGTTAACAACGACAGCTCGATATTTGTTTTGAGCAGCTTGTCACGCAGTTCTTCATCGGTATACACCATTTCAATTTCCTTCGTTTGTTGTTAGTTGGTGATTGAATAGTAGCAACCCTTATAAGTATTGTCAAGCAATTAAAAAGCACTTAGCCGTAAAATACAGCTAAGTGCTTCATTTGTCAGAATATTAAATTACTGACGGATTTTCTTTTCGCTAACAACCACTGGTTCACGAACGACAACAGTTTCTTTGACAATCACCTGCTGTGGTGCGGCAACTGGTTTCGGTTTTGCGCCGAAGAAGTATGCAGCACTCAAGCCGACACCAATGTTCTTGCGAGTATCAGCGGATACACCGCCTTTGAAGCCCCACTTACCGTTTTCGGTGATATGTGACGCGCCGATGGCGATATCGGCTTCATTCTTGAACGAACCTGCGCCGACAGTGATTGCGCTTTGACCTGCTTCGTAAGGCTGCATCATCGTGCCGATGGCGATAGCGCCAGCAATACCAGCGTTGCTGTCGCGTCGGTTTTTGTTGATGTCGTTACGGATTGCGTCGAAGTTGCCTTCAACCAGCTTGTTCAGTTCTGTGATTTTGTTACGCAAGTCACGGTCACGCAGTTTCAATTCATAAATTTGCGACTCCTGCGTTTCCATCCAACCAGAGTATTGCTGCACCGTATAATACACATTCGTGATTTGCTCACTATGCTGGGACAGCTTCGCTGCGTTGGCACTCACTTGCGTCGCAACGGCATGGAGTTGTGAGCCGTTCACCGCGTCGGTTGATGTCTTAGTAACATTGCCAGCGGCTACGTTTTGCAACTGGCGTTCGAAGCCCTTAGAGCCAATGGACACGACGGATGTTGGACGATGGCCTGCATAGTTGCCGTAGGTAACACCATCAACCGTTGTATTAACAACGCCTTTGAAGTCGCTGGTTGTCGAATTGAAGCCGATGGCAACACCGCCGTAATGCTCCGTCTTAGCGTTTGTGCCGACAGCCGTGCTGAAACGGGCTTCAGTCGTAGCACCACTACCAATGGCCGTAGATTGGTCACCACGAGCCACTGATGACTGACCCA